TAAATAAAAATACTTTTCTATTCTTTTTTATAAAAAGCTGAGGTATCATCGATACGTTCAGCTCCGGTAGATTTAGCCTTTTTTCTTCTTTTAGTTTTATGAGGGTTGTAGGCCATGTCTAAATTCTTAACAGAGAATTCTATGTTGTTCACTTGATTATAGTTCAATGCTTTTTCAATGCAGCATCGGTATTCAGGCCAGAATCCTTGTCCAAGCCTTACACTACCAGTTTTAATCATAAACTTGGATACCATAAAACCAAATGTATCTGCATCATCCTTAGTAGGAAATACGTACATATAGAATCTACTAAATTCATCAATAACTTCTTGCAAAGGTCTTACGGGCAATAATAAGTAGCCATCTGTATATAATTCTTCTGATATCAAACATACCCAGTATTTCTTTTTACCGGGTTTTACTTTATACTTAAACCTTTCTCTTAATTTAGTGTGCATCCATTCTGGGATACGGTTAAGAAGATATTTGATATATATCTTGTCCTTCTTATTTGCCCGTCTCTTGAATGCAGAGGGTTGCTGTAACATCTTAGGCAATATCCTAAAGTTGTTCCATCTATCAAATTCAAATACTATACGAGCAGTGTCTTTATCCCACTCATCATCTGATTCTCTTAACCGTTTCATATTTCTTTCTATGTTACGGTTAGTTACTTTAGAAAGTAAGTGAACTGAATCACCAATGTAAATCATTGCTTCTTTTCTAGTTAACCTTCTTTCTAGACAACCTTCAATATAGTCCTGAAAACTTCTCTCACATGGACAATCTGGTCGAAATAGAGAAGGATGTTTCTCAAAAAAGTCCGAGAATAATCTGAAAAACTTTTCTGACCTTTCCCGAACTTCTAGATACTTGTAATGTGACAATTTTAAAATTTCACCAGCTTCCCATGAGGATTTGTTTTCTGATAATTGAAGGAATAAGGATTTCTGTTCTAAATCTTTTAGACAGTCCCATGCTTTTTTCTGAGCCTCGTTCATTTCCTTTTCCTTGATTTTATGTTTAGTACTCTATCGATTTGTTCACTGGTTATTTGATTTGGGTCAAACTCTTGAGAGTTGGCATATAACTTATCTGGGTCGTAATTTTGATATACACTGTAAATAACGTTATCGAATGGTAACCAAACTTCCATTCTACCCATCTCAGGATATAAAAGCATTTTTACCATTTTATTGATGTAATCTACCTCTAATACAGTAGCATCAATACCCTCATAAGGATAACCCTTTAGTACGATGTAGTCTCCTATTGAGACATTCATCAAGTCATCTACCGAAAATTTCTTATTCTCTTTTGCCATTCTCTTAAACCTTCTAACATCCTTTCTTGAGCATGTAGCTACTAAAGAAAAATCATCAAAGTCTTCAGAGTTATCGATTCTAACTTTTTTCTTCCTTTCATGAAGTGTCTCTGTAGACCTTAACCAAGTTCTTATTCCAGAAATGTTTCGTTTTAGTTTATTGAGGAATGGTCTAGAATACGCTAATTCTGTAGGCATCTTAATGAACCCATAATTAAATAAAATAGGGACTTCTTCAAATACCATCTTACCTTTTATGGTTTTCCTTAGGACATTTAAAGTTGGGATAATGGCACGAACATTTTTATATCCCTTTTCTTTAAGTTCTTGGTTTATTGTGGTATAATACTTTCGTTCTATGTAGAATATACAATAAGAATAAGGGATACGTTTCATATTATCTTCTTTTAATGATTAACTTAGCTTGTTTATGGATTAACTTGTACGGTACGTTTAGTACATCGCTTGCCATAAAAATCATAAGGGTATTCCCAGGAACTTGAATATACATTACTCTAGTAACATACTCAGCCATAATATCCCCTAATTCAAGACCTACTACAAAGAAAAATTCTTCTGAGGGCATTGAATTATATCTCATGCAAAGGATAGGTACTTTGTTTGCTCTTTTAGCATCCTTAGTTGCCTGTTCCCAAAATTTAAGGATATCACAACTCTTATTACCTAAGAGTACATGTTCGAATTTAATATCCTTGTAATTTTTACATTCGATTGATATCTTACATCTATGTGCATGTCTTTCATCCGTACAGGTTAAATCAGAAGTGGCATCCTTATTAGAATGCCAAGCTCCTGAACCTGCCCGGTTCCTTTCAAATTTGAAGCTGGTCCATTTTGTGAACCAAGCTCCAATTTTTCTTTCGAATCTGTTTCCTTTATTTTTTGAGTTCATCTTCCTGTCTTGTTAAAGTTATATATCCTTATAGTAACTTGTAACTACTTAGGCCATTAACTTTTTCAACTTGCAGGATTTTCGTGTTGCTAAGAGGAAGTGAATCAAGATGGGTAATTAAGAAGAGTGTCTTTTCTGAAAAAGTGTGTCTGATTAAAGATGTAACTACCTCTACATTATCCGAACTCAAAGATTCAAATACCTCATCAAGAAATGCAAGGTTAATACCTTTGGACATAGTAAGAGATTCGTTCATTGCAAATGCCATTGCAACATTAACTAATTGCTTTTCTCCTCCACTTAGCTCGTCATAATCAATAATTTGCCCATCCCTTTCTATCAATGTAAAGAACTCTTTCCGAGTTGAAGCAAGGTCAATATTAAATTCAATCCTGAATCCCAATACCTGAGAATACTTATCTAACGTACGATTAAGCATATCGAGTGAAGAATCGAATAAGTAAGCCTTGATTCCATTATTCCCAAGAGGGTCATTGATTAACCAATTGTAATTCTCTAACTCCAGTTCTTTGTTATGGTAGTCTTCATCTACCTTACGAAGATTCTTTCTAATTTCCTTAAGTTTCTCTTTATATTTGGGAGACATAACCTTAAGTTTCTCTTGTTTGAGCTTTTCCAAATCCTCGTCAATAGAAGCAATATCAGAAGCAATATCATCACAGTCCTTTTGAAGTCTCTTATACTTCTCATTCGTAGTTCTCAACTCATCCAATCTTTCTAACGCATCTTCATACTCTTCCCTGAGTTTATCTGAGTTTATAATAGCATCATATATAATATCTACGCTCGCCTTTGCACGTTTGTAGCGGCCCTTATCTAACTGTATCTTGAGTTTCTTTACGAACTCTGGCAAAGAAACTCCTTCTGCAACCATTCTATTATCCCTAAGCTTTGACTTAAGAGTATCTACATAGGTACTATGTTTTTTAATCTTTACCTGAAGACTTTTTTCTACTTCATCCTTAAGTGCCTTTTGTTTTTCAATCAGTAACTTAGTTAGCTTTTCCCTGTCTTTCTTTAATTCTCTACGTTCCGATTTGATTTTTTCTTTAAAACCTTTCTCTCTGTCACGTAAATCAAAGTAAGCCTCCTTATTTGCTTCTAATTCTTTTTTAAGTAACTCAGATTGATGTTCTACTTCATTGGCTTGAGCTAACAGGTTATTTTTATCCTGCATAGCTATACCCTTAGCTATATTCAAGAACTCAAGGTCAAATACTTCCTCAAATACCCTTTTCTTGTCAGCATTTGATTCTTGTATCAACCTCTTAATCCCTTGACCAAACATTATAGAGTTCATGAATAAAGTGTAAGATAATCCGAGTTCTGCATTAATAGCATCCTGGAGTTTATTCTTACCCTTTACATTCACTAACTCGTTATCTTTCAGAAATATAAGTCTATCCCTACCTTTAGCACCATCTTCTAAAACCATGTCACATTTCTGACAACGTATGATTTTATAGATATGTTCATTTTTCTGAAAGTATACCTCTACCATTACTCCGGAATAATCCTTAGGTCTTACCTTTTCCCAGGTAGTAACTTCTGATACACCCTTTAGGTTTTTACCATATATTGCCCATACCAATGCCGATAGGATAGTTGATTTACCTTTCCCATTAGGTGCCTTGATAAGTATGGTACAGCTTGGATTTAAGGGTATGTGTAGGTTCTCTATTGAACAGAATCCTACAACGTTCATATTCATAAATGTCAACATACTTCTGCTTTTTTAAGTACATCAATGAGAAGATTCTTCTTCTCTTCTTCCTTTATACCTTTTTCCTTGAGATATCTTTTAGCTAGAGCTTTCTTAGAAAGTTGCTTAGTGATTTTATGGTTAGTATTTACTAAGTTACTAGTTTTCTTGGGTAAAACGGTATAATAATTGCCATCATCCTTAATTTCATCTTCAGATTCTACATCAATGAATTTTGAGAATTGCTTTAAGTGTACGAATTGCATACTTAGGTCTGAATATATTTTCCAGTATCCTAATTTACAACCTCTGTCTGTTCTTCTCTGATGATTGGGAGCACCTATCATATAAACCTTCTTTGAAAGCCTCTGTGGTTTATGTATATGACCACATAATACCAGGTCAAATTTATTAAGAACATTTACATTTAGGTTTTCTACTGAATTAATCTCCCTACCATCTGTATCCTTAGCTCCAGGATAATCAGTGTGTAGTAAAAGAATATTCTTAACACTCTTATCTAGTTTAAGTTTCTTAAGATATTCACTTAGACCTACATTATTATCAATATAAGGAACTCCATATACCATTATATCCTGATGATAAGCAGATAGTGGTCTATTCCGATAATCCATAATTTCTATACCATACCTTTCTACTAAATAAAGCCAACTAAAAGGGGGAATACCCACTTTACTTACCTTCTTTATGCAATGATTCCCCGAAATAGCTAATATATTTAGTTTACCAAGTTTATTGAATTCATTGTAACAAATCTCAGCTAATTCTTGGTCTAAGGTTTCGGCTTTATGAAATAAATCTCCACAGAATAAAGCAGGACACTGATACTTTTTACATTGTTCATTTATAATCGACAGAACCCTGAAACTATCCAGGGTTCTTTTATTACCTTCATTAAATTTAGCATATAAGTTTATATGTAAATCAGAAAAGGCAATTGCTATTACTTCTTTACTCATTGATAAAACTTTGAATAATTTCTTTTCGGATATCTATATTAGCCTCTCGTATCTGAATAACTTTTGTTTCTCCATAACAAGATTTGATAGTACCTTTAGTAGCACCATACTCAAGAGGTTGTCTTTTGAACCAACCTCTGTAAAGTACGTTAATTTCCTCTACCGGAATGAATCCCCAAATATTCAGCATATTATCCATGATTGAAGATATCAAGAATTGAAAGTAATTGTTCTCAATCCTTTTATTATTATCCTCTGTTACCCATTCTTTAATCATTGCAGTAGTGAAGTCTAAGATGATTAGATGAGTACATTGTTGATTGAGTAACATTTTGCACATCTCGAAGAAGTGTTCCATTTCACATTTTGGGATATTCTGGGATTGTTTGTAATAAAAGTAAGCTGCCGAATCAAGATAGCTTCTATCTGTTACAAAATCCTCTTCATCTTTGAATAACTTATTCCGAAGGTTTAGAATCTGATAATCTTCAAGAAGTAAATCCTTTGGATTCCTTTCCAACATCTCCTTATGGGTCATATCTTTGGTTTTAGGTATCAATTCGGATACACTACCAGAAATGAATCTCATAGGTTGAGCTTCACATACACCATAATGATACAACTTAGGAGTAAACTCTGCAAGTGTAGTCTTCCCAACTCCACTTGGACCTGCATACATTATCTTTACGTTCTTCATTCTTGTAACTTTTTAAAAGGTTTTATAAATTCATTTGTTAAAAAAGATGCTAATGAGTACTCGATACATAGTTCTTTGAATTTCTCATACTTGAATACCTTTTTCTTCTTGATGGGCAATGAATCCAAAGGTACATTACCTACAAACCAGAATAAGTCAATAAGTTTACGATTCCTTTCCCAAGCTTCTGAGTATTCTTTATTGGGTTTAGCTTCTAAGAACTTATATATAGTACCATACTCATCTAATATCTTCCTTGCTTTTACTGGACCTATACCATTAAACCCAGGTATATCGTCCGAAGTATCACCTACCATTGCAAGATACTGTACAGTTTCATGTGAATGATAACCGAATAATTCTTTGCAGTTATCTACTCTGATTGTCTCATCTTTCCTTGGATTCAATATCCTAACATTCTTGTTTAGGAGTTGATTGAAATCCTTATCGGATGATACCAAGATTACCTTTTCTGCCCGATAGGTATTAATAACAAGGTATGCTAAGAAATCATCACCTTCATATTGGGTTTTATTCCTTTTATCGAATATATAAGAAATTCTTAGCATACCCAATATCTTCATGATAACTGCCTTTTGATTTTGCAATGATTCATAATCTACGGATATATTTTTTCTGTGTCCCTTATAATTGGGAAGTAATTTATCTCTTACCGGTGAATGACCATTGTCGAAAGTTATTACTACATCATCTGGTTCAAACCTTGTAAGATACATATGTAATGATTTGAAGAACCCGAAAATTGCTCCACTTGGTTTACCATCGGTAGATTTAAGTTTTTCGAACTTGTGAAAGGATTGATGGAGAATGTTCTCTCCATCAACCAGTAATATTGTTTTCTTACTCATCGTCTTCCTCCTCTTCGTCTGAGTCTGCATAATTTTCATATTCTACACCATCAACTGGGAAGAGATTTGTTTCTATTCTTTCCAGTTGTTTTTTAGTAGTACCTATAGTATTTACTCCGGCTTTCCTTAAAAGTTTTCTACGAAGTTCATCATCTTCTTCCAGAAGCTTTTGGAATTTCTCTTCTCCTCTTGCAAGAGTTTTACCTTTTAGCTTATATCCACCAGATGTTTTTTCGATTACATCGGTATCTACCAATACATCCTCTAAAGCATAGCATCTATCAAAACCAACCTCATGGAATTTAGGGTTGAAATATACTGGGCATTTGCTAATTGTGGGTCTTGGTGGAGCAACTTTATTTTTGATAAGTCTAATTGTAACAAGTTTACCAGCTTTCCTTTCTTTTCCATTCTGTTTGATTGTAACAGATTTTCCTGAATAGAAAGCAGCTCTGATTGAAGCATAGAACTTGAGTGCAGCTCCTCCTGTAGTTGTTGTATTATCTTTTCCAAACCCTACATTTAAAGCAGTTCTTAACTGATTGATATAAATCTGAGATACTCCCAGTTTGTAGAATAATTCACTTCTAATACGGAAGTATTTGTAAAGAGCCTTTGCTCTACCTCCCATCTCAGCTTTACCATCAACCATCTTAGCATCAATATTATCCGTACAGTCGGTTGCTGCAATAGAATCGATTACTAAGAGTATTGGTTCATTGTGAGTTAACTGAGAACGTAAATATATTGCTAAGTCTGCTACTACGTCTGCAATATATTCTATACGAGTATCATTAACAATAGTTACCTTTGCAGGGTCTACTCCATTAATCTCTGCCCATGAGTTCATCCAAGATTGTTCTGCATCTACCCATATTACATGACCACCGAGTTGTTGAGTAGCATAAGCAAAGTTATAAGCTACCAAGGATTTACCTGATGATTCTTCTCCGGCAATCTCTATAGACTTACCGTATGGAATACCTTTACCGAATAAGTAATTTAAGGCAAAGAATGTTGAGGGTATATATAAATCAGTATCAGTAACTTCTGAAGCTAACTTAATCATACTCCCATATTTCTTTGCCATTTCATTTGCTGTTGGTACCTTTAAACCAACCTTTGTTTTCTTTGCCATAATGTAATGTCTTTAAACTAAATAAGGTAGTAACCGAATGAATCTAATTACTACCTTATCGAATGAAACCATATTTACTAACCCTTAAATATCAGATTTGTATTTTCTCTTTTTCTTTGGTTTTTCGTCTTCCATGTAATGGTCACGATGTAATCCCTTTTTCTTCTTCTTTTTCTTTGGAGCATCGTCGTCGTCATCTCCATGGTCTTCATTGAGGAATTTTGCAAGCATCTCCTCAAGTTCATCATAAGATTTGATTTGAGAGCGAACTATACCTTCCAAATCTACTGTACCTTGGTATTTCTTATCCAACTTAGTTGGTTTACAAGCACGAGCAGAATAGGTAGTATCCATTTTACCTGAACCAGAACGGATGATTTTAATATCATATCCATTTTTCGGGTCAGTCATATCACCAGCTTCATCCTCATCAAGGTAAAGGTCGATGATGTCTTGATATACTGAGCGTGGAACTAGAACTCCCTTATCCTGGCCATCATAGTCAAACTTAGTACCTTTTTCGTCTACATATAATGGACCTCCCAATACATATTTTCTTCTGGGTACTAAAGTTTTTGCAAGTTCCTTGTCATCGTCATCCTTTGAATTTTTCAATTCTTGGTATTTCTCCATGAAAGGACATGGTTCATCAAAAGTAGCCGGAGATATAACTCCACCCAAATCCCCACCTAAGTAGAATTGAATAACTTCTATACCCAATTCCTGGTCATCACCCGGAGATTTGATTCTCATCCTTAAAGTACCCTCCTTAGGGTATACGAATCCACCTCCATTACATTTTGATTCCAGCTGTTTCTTTCTAGCCAGCATCTTTTCTTTTGTAGAAAGTCCATCTGAGGATACTTTCTTTTTCTTTTTGTCTTTTATCATGATAATTACTCGTTTGGTTCGGTATAAATTACCTCGTTCATACTTAACACTGTAAGAGTGTTCTTTTCCAAGAGTTGTTGCAATGCAGGAGAAAGCTTGTCTGTTTCAAATTCTATTTCCTTACCTGCATATAAACCATAAGTAACAATTCTGCCGATAGCAACAAAGTCCTTATAGGTGTTATATTCTTCGGTGATGATACCAGATTTTACTACTACTCCTTTACGAGGTACTCCCTCTTTTACTTGTTCCGGAATAAAGAGTCCGGATTTTGTTTGATTTACCTCTTTTGGAGATAAAATCAATACCCGGTTCTCTGTTGGACTACCAGGCAATTCTTCATTAAATTTCTGAGCTACTGCTACAGATACAAAAGTCAATGAATAGTTCATATTTCTTATATTTTAAAAGTTAGTAATTGATTATAGTTCTTATTTCTCCTTACGAAGGTTGGCATTCAATGTTCTCAGTATTCCCTCTCTAGATTCATAAGCTCTACAGATTGAAATATACTTGTTAGCCTTTTCTACTGCCTTCAAATATCTTTGATATATGGACTTATATTTCGGACTTACGTTTGCTTTATGTGATACGTAGTCATTGTTGAATCTCTCGTTAGATTCTTTAATATAAATCCATGCAGAAGAATAGGCTTCGTCCTTTTCCCTTGCTAGTGCATCCCTTTCTTTAATATACTTATCTCTTAAAGAACAGAATATATAATAACTAGAAGGAGATTCTCGTAGCTGAGAATTGATGAGATTTTCATTTATAGATAATTCTTTTTGGATATCTATTTCTAATATCCTACCTTCGAATTTAACCTTTAGTTTCTTCAGTTCCGTTTTCATATTGTAATAGGTTCTTAAAATCCTCTTTACTATATTTACCATCTTGGATGGCTTTTGATACTTGAGCGAATGCACATCTATATGCAACATCCATACCAGGCAAATGAAGGAGAGATTTGTATGGTGCCATCTTATCAATCAAAGCCTTGAACCTTAAGTCGCATAAATTATCAATTCCACCCCTATCAACCAGAATCATAAACAAAGCCCAATAAATATGGGTAGCATCTTCATAGGCTAACCTTGCCTCTTCATCTTTCATAACTCCAAAAGCCAAATCCTCTAATATATTGAGATTAGATTGTAATTGCTCTATCTGAGTTTTAATCCGATTGAATAACATCTTATCTCTACCTACTAACTGTAAATTACATAACCTTAGTTGTCGATTAAGATTTTCGATAGAGAAATTTAAGCAAGCAGCTACAATGTAAGTTAGTGATGATAGTCTGTTAGCATTCAAAATATCTTCTTCGTTTGCCATAGTTTCATAAATTTATATTATTTATGTTGTCATAGTATCCTCTCTTTTTACTTCTGTAGTGGATTTAGCATTGTCTTTATGATGAAGATACCGATTGCAACCAGGACATTTAACCAATTTACAATCTGCAAAAGTATGTGAATCCACTTCTGAATAATCATATTCGAATTCACAATCACAATAAGGGCATTTAGCTCGCCATATTGTGGGTCCATTCAAAATCTTTTTCATATCTCTTTATTTGTTTATTAAACCTTTCTTTGAATTGCTTGATGTGGATATGCTTATACTTCTTATGTTCAGCCATATATTCCTCTACTGAGAAATCTGGTTGTAACATCTTGTTATAATCATACCCGGGAATGAATGGTAATTCTTCTGCCATAGTTCTACCAATAGTAAAGTCCATATCCATATCAACATCATCAACTTGAAATCCGAAATACCTTTTAGTACTTGGGTTACGTAGGATATTCCAGATTGTATATACAGTCCATGTGTTAATATCGTTTGGTTTAGCATACATATATACGGCATCATGTACTGTACAAGCTTCTTTCATCATTGGCAGTTTACCTTGCCTCATTAGATAATAAACCAGTATAGCTCCGAAGTTGGTCATATTTGCTGCAGCACCTTGACATGGGAAGTTAAGACCTAAACGAATTGCATAAGCAACCTCTTGCTTATCATTTGAATATATTTGGGGGAGTCTTCGTTTAGTACCAAATAACTGAGTATAATACCCATGCTTACGAAGGAATTTTTCTTGTTTCTCTTTAAACTTCCTAATCTTAGGATGTTGACCAAAGAATACTTCCATTTCCTTTGCTGCTTCTTCCGGAGTAACTATAATACCAGCTTTTGGGTCAGATAATTTCTGTGCTAGTAATTTATTACCAATTCCATAAATAAGTCCAAATGCAATCTGTTTAGCTTGCTTCCTTCGTACCTTCCATAATTTATAATCTGGGTGCATTTCATCTTCGTAAGCTTTACTTGCTTCTTCAATCGATACACCATATTTTGCTGCTGCTATACCAAGATGAGGGTCTACTCCCTTAGCAAAAGCTTCCAGGTAAGTTTCATCACCTGATAAGTGAGCCATCATTCTTAACTCTGCCTGAGAATAGTCGAATGCCATATAAAGATAACCTGGAGGAGCTACCAATTGTTTCTTGATATTTGGGTCTACAGAAGTCTTGGGTATTTGTTGCATGTTTGGGTCTGCAGAACTAAACCTATTAGAATCTGTACCATGTATATTATACCTACCGTGTAATCGAGAATCATCTTGTACCTTCTCTGACCAACCTAAGATATAAGTCTTATACATTTTCTCTAAACCTCTTAATTCAAGCATCTTATCAAGAAATATTGCTTTTGGAGATTCAGGGTCTTTTACAGTTAACCTTAATTCGGTTAATGTATCTTCATCTGTACTTGGCTTACCAGATTCATTATCTTTAATTACAGGGAATTTGAATCCAATATCTGAATACATTAGTTGAGGTAAATCAACTGGGCTACCAAGATTAACTGGTCTTATAAGTTCCTGTTCTTTCTTAGTAGTAAATACCCCTGCACGTATATTAGTTATCTTTTGTTGCCGAGAATCAATCTTACGTTTATCTTTTGGGTCATTATAATCTAACTCCTCGAGTTCAGCTTCTATTGATTGAATATATTTCTCAATCTTACCCTGATTGTATTTCTTAGTGAACTTCTTTACTCTTGGTAAATTATAGATAGCTTCCCTTGCAGCATCAATTTTGGGTTTGTATTCTTCAAGGAGTTTTTGATTAAATTTGGTATCAAGGTATAAACCCTCTTTCTCTACCGAGGTTAATACCCGGGAATTACACATAAATAAATTACGGAATACCGAATACATACCTAAGTCAATTAACTTTTTCTCAAAGAATATCATTAACCTAAGAGTATAATCTGTATCTTGACATCCATAATGACAAAGTGGGTCTAATTCTTTTTTATCCCAAGGTATCTTATCGAATTTATCTTGCTTCTCATAATCTCCATGTTCTGGTAGATATCTTCTAACCATTGATTTTAGGTCATGTGGTTTTTCCTCATTGAGAACATATTTTGCAAGCATTCCATCAAGGCAAGTACCTCTATAATAGATGTGATACTTTTGATTAATCTGGTCATCAAATTTCCAGTTCCATGCAACCTTGGTTATTTCGTAATTCTCGATTACCTCTTCCCCAAATTTCCTTAGCATCTTCTTCCAATTCCACCCTGGAGATGTATAATCTTTTGTTTCAAAGTGGTCTAATGGAATAGAAGCACCAAATCCTGGCATCCAAGATACTGAGAGTATAGTTGGTTTGAAACTCTTATTGTAAATGGGTTCTGCATTCGTTTCATAGTCACAGCAAGCATAACCAGTTGATTTACAACAGGCAATGAGTTTCTTTAACTCCCTTTTGTTTCTTATTATGTGATATCTTGTTTCCATTGCAATTATAAATAGAAAGAGGGACATACCCACTTGTAGTAGATACATCCCTCTAATGGTTAGAATTTCTCTTGTAAGTCTTCCAGATTGGTATTTAGGTATTTCCAATCTTTCTTATATGAATGAAGAGAATCGATTGTGTGATACAGATAACCCGGTTTTACTCCTACCTCTTTAGCTACATATTGCATGAGTCTCCATGCAAGATATACATCATTACCGAAATGTTGTACAAAGTCCGAACTTCTTTGATGATAGCAAATATGTAATACCTTCTCTCCTTTACCATTCTGACGGATAAGGAAATCATAATACATTGAGCAAGGTATACGTTTACTTCCATCAAGGAATCTTAAATCTGTACCATGGAATATAGGGAGTACTGCTTTACGAGTATCATTATCCCTCTTAAGAAGTTCAATAACTGATTGCATTGCTGAATCACAGTTAAAAGAAGTACTACCATAAATGTCTAACGAGTTCCAAATACGCTCTGGGTAGGTGTAATCAAACTTACCATTCACCAAAAACTGTTCCCATAAATCTTTTCTCAATTCCCAAGCTTTACCTGGATTTAAATCATACCAACCAATTCTTTCTTTAAACTCGGCATCTGCCCATTCCTTTGAATGAGAGAATATGAATAACCATACTGGGTCTCCAAGTGAAGTTAAACAGTATTGTTGGCAAATTAATTCCTTTGTTTCAAACTCTTCTTTACCTTCAATCACTTTATTCTGATAGGTCTTTGGTTTTACAGTCTGACCATAACTGTTGAGTTCTCTGCCAAGTTCTGACATTAACTCAAAAGAATTACTGTAGATTCTCATTCTTCTGTTTCTTTAAAAGTTTCTTCTTATATACTTTCCTTTGAGAATAGGATATCACGTTTTCCGGATATTCTATATCTTCATATTCTAATAGCAAGTCCTTTGCTAACAAAGCCTGGTATTCATACAAGTCAGGACGTAGTACTTTGAAACTTCTGAAAAATACTTTGAATGAAGACCATTCCTTTTCTGTACCGTTTAGAATTTTCTTATATACTTCCTTAACCCGTTTAGTCCATGGATTATCAATACCCTTAATTACTTTCTTTAAAGGTTTATAAGCCGAATACATCAGAAGGGTTTCTACATTTCCGTACATTTGAGTCGCAAATAGGTTGATTTGTACTGACTGGTCCGGCCCATACACGTATTCTGCCATCCGTTGAATTAATAGGAAGTCGAATATTAACCTCTTGGTTATTTCTGAGGCTCGAACTACCATTGTAATAACTGGGATGTCTTCCCCGAATCGTTTTGAAAAAGTCGCAGCTATTAGACATTGTTTACCATTATCATGATGATTATTGAACATGTACGTAACATTGTAATTCTGATTATACTTTGACTTCAGGAATCTTAATTTGCTACGTAAGAGGTCTAACTTATTAAAGTCTATGTAATTATTCAATAAGCTTGTCCACTTAGTTTCTTTGTAATTAAAACACCTACCATAATCAAAATCTGGGTCTACCCATGCTTTACGTATTTTTATAAACACATTGTATGCTACTGCAACTCCACTGTTTGCAGTAGCACCCTTATCAAAAAGAACTGGGTCTAACCTTAGGAAAGCCTCGTTCAATTTCTCCCATGCCTCTTGTGAAGTTGCAAACTCCAAAGAGTGGAGGGTCTCCTCCGTATTCGATTGAAGACCCTCTAATTTTCTGTTCCAACCCGACATTAGTAATTTGATTTTTGACGCCATATATTAAGGCGTTGTTTCTTAAAGAATAACATAAATAATTCATAGGGAGTAAACCCTTGAATACCCAGGAATCCCATATATAAGTAGAAAGCTTTTACCAAAGAATATTGAAAATCTAATTCCTTAGTCATTACCTGAGTTTGTTTCCATGGCCTACACTTTAGAAGATTTCTTGCAATGTTCAGTTCGTAAACTACATTGAACAATAATATCTTTTCTTCTTCATGTGATGCTTCACTTAAAGTATTGAATCCTGGAGTGTAGTCTTTTACGGATTCATGGTCTTCATCAATCATGTTAAACCGATTAACTAAACCAATAGTACCTTCGGTAACCATTGCTATTCCCAGAGTCATTACATCCTTCAAGTTGTTTACTTTGAAGTCTGAGTAATCCATTACATGATTAGTTCCCCATGATAGAATATCTTCTGGAGCAATGTTAGCAAAGAGAAATAAAGTGAAGTAGAATCCCAAGGCATCTACCTGTTCCTCATTGGCATTTTGCAAATGGTTGAGTACCTGGGTATATTCATCTTCTGTAAGTTGGTCAATATTCCATCCCCACTTATGACATATCTTAACCACTTCTGAAGTAGATTCATAACCCTCCATCAATTCCTCAATTACTCTACCAATAAAGTCTTTAAGGATTACTTGATTATATGGGTTATTCACGTCCAATGGGGCTTCTGGCAATTTTTCTATTTGCCTGTAGCCTTCAAATTGTTGTATTCCAAGAGAATACATATTCTGTAACTCAGTACCTTCTCTAGTAGGTGGTACCTCTTCTTTAATATTCCTGATGTCCAAGGTATACTCCTTTCTTATTAATTTCCTGATGAGCCAAATCTTTTATCTTGCCGAGTTCCCCACATTTGAGATTCAGAATAAAAATCTCCTTCTTGAATTTCTTCTGGTTCAGTAAGATAAACTGGTACATGAATAAATTGGGTTGCTTTCTCTCCTGATTTAAGAGTCTGTATAGTTCTACTTAAGTTGATGATACCAATATGAATCTCGCCAACATAAGGAGAATCTACAATCTCTGCCGTATAGAGTAAACCTTTCTTTGAAGCAAGTCCAGATTTGTTAGCAGCCATTAACATAGACTCTCTTGGTTCCATAAGAAGTTTGATACCAGAGGGGATAAGTATCTTACCTCCAGGGTAAATCTCAATTGTAGTTACATGATTAGTAACTGTATCTACTCCCAATACAAAGTCCGGAGTGAAATAATTTGGAGTTCTATTTGCCTCCATTTGAATAAGATGTTGAGGGTCTAGGTCTCCCGGGATATAGAAATCCAAACCTGCATCACCCTCATTACTCCGAGAAGGAGTCTTTACGTCTCTTACTTTAATAAATCTTAGCTTGTTCATAATATATTACATTGTTTTAAAAGTTGTCCAAAGGTTAATCCTCGTTGAGGGTATATACCCAATGAATGACAGAATCTGGTAAGGTCTGATTCACCCTGCATAAACAAATCAGCAAGAACATCCTCTTGCCTTACATAATAATTTGGGTTGTTAAGATATATCTTGAACATGGCCCATATCATATCAATTTTTTTCATTGCACTCTCGATAAAGTTCTCTAATACGTTTTCTTGGTACTTCGAATTTCTCAACTGTCTTTGAGATAATCTCTTTTTTATCTTTCCCTTTCCGAATCAAACCTCGGATGTATTTCTTAATACCAACTGTATCTTCCAATATATCCAAATCTTTGTATTGATTCTTCTGTTCTAATTCTTTCCTGGTAATGTTCAAATTCTGTGACATCTTGAATGCACATAATTCGGAATCTCCGCATAGTTTACACTCTTTAGTGGATAAATCATACCCAATACCAAAGCAAGGGTCTCCATTAGTTCCCAGCTGACTGATATCTAAGGGAGTAAGGACATCCTGCTTTGTTAAATCAGGAAGTTGTTGTTTTTTCTTTGCCATAATTAATCATCTATTCTTTTTTCTGTTAGTCTTATAACTGAATCTCCAATCTTCAATTCCGACTCATAAAGAGGTAAGTAGGAATGTCCAATTGCATTTATAAATAGTTTCCTGATATCACCCAAGTGTTGTGAGTAACGAGTGTCAGTATAAGTTAGTACTCTAACTTGCAGTCCTGAACAGAAAGATAAATCAAAATATACCTTATACTCATTGGGTATTACCTGAGTAGATTGTATATCCGATACCCATACTAATGAACTACAATTAAAGACATGGAGAGGAGTAAGTTCCTCTCCGATTATCTTATCAACCAGCTTCTTATATAACTTAGTAATCATAACTCTTAAGTGTTACATTTTGATGTTTACAATGAGGACAAGTCCAATCCTTAGTATGCCAAGGACCTCTTAAATCCTTTATATCGCTCTCCTTGAATTTCTTCTTGCAATGATGACATTTGTATTTGTATTCATTGCAATCATTATCTAACAGAATAGATAAAACTATTCCGAGTATCATCCCCAATATTGGGAGTATTAATAAGTATTCCATATCTTTTAATTTAATGATTAATGCCCTATGTCCCTAATAAGGATGTAATTACTTTTCTCCTACGGAGAAAAGTAATTACTCATAGTACTTACAAGTCTACTTAAGTAAGGCCTCATATTTATTCAATATCCTATTTATACAGGTTCTATTGACTTTAAAACGTTTCCCAATTCTACTAGATGACCATCCTAAAGATTTTAATCTTATAACCCTTCTATGAGCCCTTATAGAAACTTTACGATAATCACGTTTATCTAATCTCATCTGAGACATATTCTCAGCTTGTGTACCCCAATATAAATTATCTACATGATTATTTAATGGGTTATTATCTTTGTGACATACACAAGGTTTATTCTCTGGGTTAGGTATATAAGCTAAAGCTACTAACCTATGTACCTTAGCTAATCTCCTAATACCTAATTTTGGATTTCTTAAAGTAACGTATGGCCTTCCGTCATGTTTGGTATATTTAGTTTTTAACAAATGATAATCCTTTAGATAACCGTGTCGATTATTCTTTCGGGAATATACTTTACCATCAACAGTTACATAGTAACCTGGGAAATCTGATATATTATCTTTCATAACTTATGTTTAGGACGTTTTACTAAAATTACTTTTAATTTCTCTACTTGATAATACCTTTTTCTAGCTCTAGCATGTCTAGATAAGTAATTACCTGGATACATTAAATCATCTACATAAGCTTTCTTTTTAGAAGAGTCGGTTCGAACTAATCTACCTAAGAATTGGATAGTTTTCTCGTTAGATAACATACTTGCTGCATTAAGTAAATACCTAAGCTTAGGAAAGTTTTTACCTCGAGCAATGATTGTAGTTGATACCAGGATATCTATCTTACCTTCTCTAAAATCCTTCATTATTTGTTGTCTTAACTTAGAATGAGTATTAACATGCACATAGGCAATATTATAGGCATCGCCCAGTTTCTTTTTAAAGAACTTATATAGATTTTCACAATGTGCAATATGCTTGCATACTACAAGTGCAGGATATCTACCTTGGTTAATATTCCATTTTAACCGAGCATAGGCCATTCTCTTGGCATATTTATTCAAGGTAATAGAATCATCATAGATGTCTTTATAAGTTACAAACTCGGATTCCCAATTACCATACCAAGGTCTACTTGGTACCATCTTTACGATTGTTTTAGTTGAGTAACCTTTCTTGATAGAATCCTTAAGTTTAAACTCGGCAATCACTTTACCAAAGAAACATTCAAGGTTCATATTCTTAACTTTATCCTTAGCAAGCTTACTCATATAAATGGTACCAGATAATCCTATACGAATTCTGGTATTAAATAACCGAGTAAGTACATTCTGATATTGTTTACTTCCACCTTGGTCTGCCTCATCTACCAAAACCATATCTATCTTGGATAATTCCTGTTGATAGAATCTCATGTTTCGAGAAATAGATTGAACCATACCAATTGTAAAGTTACTCCAGTTTAAAACCTTACCTTGAACAAAGGTTATATCTTCTCCCGGGAGATATTGCTTAAACTCTTCTCTAGCTTGATTCAACCAATCAGAGTCATTAGTTATTAGCAAAGTCTTTAACTGTCTCTTATAAGATAAATATAAAGATGACATGATAAGAGTTTTACCTGCATTAACAGTATAATCTAAAACTCCAATCTGAAAGAGAGAGTTACCTACTTGGTTAGATATAATTGCCTTTACAGCTTTCTCTTGTTCTGGTCTTAATTTATACTTACCTATTTTCGTAACTACCCTTTTGACTTTGGGTAAAGGTTTCCGCATATCTACAACTTTAGGTTTAATTCCATACTCAATACACTTTTCATATACTGCCGGAAGAAAACCTATCTTAAACTCACCATGCTTGTTTATATAATGTATCTTACCATCCCAGTTCTGCATACCTCTTTGCCTTGTACGTAAGTAGAAAGCATTAGGATGTCTAACCGAAAATTCCTGGTAGAGTTTCTGTGCGAACTTAAGAGGTAAATCAAGTTCGCACATATTTCCGTTTTGTATTATTATCCTACTCATTTGATAATTACCGTTACACCTTTAGTAGCTTTATCCATTCCCATTGCTTCCTTGAGAAGTTTAATGTGATGTTCCTCATCAGCAACCAACTTATTCAATAAGTACATCACGTCATCATAATCTGCCCGGTCATTGTATAAAGCTACGTTATTCATAATCTTCTTGTAATGACCGATAGTTTCTATTTCTGAATCTAAGGCGATCTTCAAAGCACTCTCAGGAGAAAAACCTACCTCTACCTTTGGATAAATATCCATAACTGGATTCTCCTCGTATGGGTCTGCCTTCTGTAAGAAATCCGATAATTTATCGTAGTGTCTCATCTCTACTAAACCAATACCCAACATAAGTTCTGCAATAGGTTCGAACCTTGAAGACTGTTGAGTATACATTAGGATAGCACTAATCTCTGAGAAAGGTTTATCCTTCAGAGCATCCTTGAACATATTAACAATATCATCTGGCCAAGGTTCGATATCATTGAAGTCAGGATAATCTACTGACTGGTCTGAATACTTGAGGACATCAATAAAAGCATTAGCTGCATCCTCTACTCTGTTACCTAAAAATTTTAAAGCTTTCATAACGTTACGTTTTTAATTATTAATTTTTTCCCAAAGAGAACCTTCAACTTCAGGTTCCTCTTCCAGAGATTTTTTGTTCTTATACTTATATAAATACTTATTGTATCTTTCGATTGCTTTATCCGTATACATCTGGGCAATATCTGGTAATCCATTACACCATGCAAGAGATTCAAACTGAGCATCAATGAATGTCTTATAATCCCAACCTTCTTCTTTTAAGAATTTCCCTACCTTTGCAAAGTGTACATACTTCTCTGGTTTATTTTCATAAGATTCATATATACCAGTTGCCTTAGCAATCTTACCTATAAAATAATCATGTATCTCTTTAGTAAGCTTTGAATCAGAATATTGCAATTCTATTTCAGCATCTACTTGATTAGTAATATTGTCCTGCATAGATATCAACCTTTGCATAACATTCCTATAATCAGTCATCCTCTTTAAGCCTGTCTCAATATATTTAATAAAACCTTCCCGAGTATCAAATTTAAAATCCTCACAGAAGGTATTACATATCTCGGCAAGCTTTTTACAATTTGCCCATTCCCTTGTATTACTTTCGTTTATTTTACGAACTCCTCTATGCTTTAACTTTATACGGGTTGCATATAAAATATCAGCAACTAAGGCAGCATTCCCTTTGGATGCTAGTAATAGGTTAGTTACTTTCTTAGTTGTCCCTTTATTAGAAACAACTACTGCTCTAGTATTTATTGCCGATTTACGAGCAATAACAAAAAAAGCCTCAACTGGGAAGTTATCTACCTCTAAGGTATTTAATATTTCCTCAAATTGAGACTTAGTAATGTGAATGCTGGGTTCTCTCATTTTATCCTCTTACAAACTAAAACTCCATTAATACAACCTTCATTATAATCCATTGGGCATTTTTTCCCATAAAGGTTTTTAGTGGGAGAACCAAATGATACATAATATGAACCTCTATTGGTACCTACATACCAAGTAACATTTTCGGGTAAGTTTAAAGTATAATCCCTAACTTTACCATCAACCATCTCACATCTGAAAACCATATTCTTCCTTGGTTGGGGTTTTTCAAACCAACTTACAACTGGGAAGAAATATCCCATAATTAAAAGAGCAGCCAAAACTATTGAAGTCTTAACTACATAATCGATTATCTTCATCATATCATTAATATTTTAAGTTATATAATATAATAGGTAATCCTTACTCCAAAGAGTTTCGGATTTGAATTAAATCTTGATAACTTTGATACCTTGTTTGATATACTAACCTAAGAGTTTCCTTTCTCCCTAAATCGTTTACATCTTTTCCTTCTGGTAAAAACACCACCTTGACTTTTTTATAGGCAACAAGTTTGAGCGCAAGATTGATTGCGTATTTCTTGGCGTCTGGGTCCAGCAATATAATAAATCTTTCGCATGAGGATTTAAGTAATTCATTGACTTGATATCCAGATATAGCTTTACCCATTGTGGCAATGCCTCTATCTCCAAGTGTGAGAGCATTAAGTGCTCCTTCGCAAATGAATACCGACCTGTACATTTCCAATGCGTCATAATTAAATATGATAAACTCTTTTCCAAGGCCTGTGATATCTTTGTTGGGGTTGTTATACCGAGGACCGTTTCCGATAACTTTTCTGGCATTGTAATACCTAAGTTGTCCATGATAATAGAACGGTATAATAAGGTACCCGAAGAAAGGTTCCTTCGTCGCATAGCCAACTCCATGTTTACATAATTCTTCGATGCTAAATCCGCGGCCTTTGACATAGCTTCTAATGCTCCTTGCAATTTGTGAATCTCCGATACTAAGGAGTCTAAAACTATCGGGTAAATACAAAGGTTTAGCTTTGGCAAGTTCAACCTTCTCATCGTGAAATTCAAGTTCTTCGAATTGTCCATTGTTTAAGAAATTTATAAGTTCGTGATAAGTATCGAATCCCTCAACATCCATAACTAATTGTGAAGGATTCGGATGCTCATTACATCTAAAGCAATTAGTTCTGTACATGGAAAGATTAACTCCCATTTTTAATTCCCTATGACAGTAAGGGCAAGTTGGGAGTTTCATCCAGCCATGTTTATATTCAAAAGCTCCAAGTCTTTTAATGAAATAAGTTTTGAGCTTAGACTTAAACTGATTTGTTATTTTCATGTTCCTTTATAGCTTTACGAATTACTTTTCGGATTCTCTTTAAATCCTCTAAATCCAGGTCACTGATGGAAATTGTTTGCCAACCATTATGGGATATTTCTAAAGCTAATCCATCAGTCCATCTATCTTTTACTACTTCTACTTTCTTTGTTCTCATTCTTCTTTTTACCACAGATTCTACAATAGGTTCTGGTACGATATTTAGTATAATATTGAACTCTCTTACTACCTCCTTTCCTTGTATATTTTGGTCTTTTCCTGGTTTCCCACCAATGCTCTGTTATCCAATCATGAATACCAAGTTTACATTTATATATCTCCAGTTGTCCTTTCTCTTTTCTTGGAATCAGCATCTGGATTATCTTTCTTTTTAAATTGCTCATCCAATTTACTACCGTATACTTCATCATATTGCTTTCGTTGTTCTTTAGTAAATTCTGTACATCTTTGTCTTTCGACATCACATTTGAATAAAGCCCTACCCGAAGGAAGACCATCTCTTTGTACTACAATCTCAACTCGAAGAATATTATCTTTCTCCTCTTGCTCAGTACAATTAAGACCCATTATAAATTGAGCATTACGAACAATTGCAATTGAACCAGAGATATCATTCTCATCATACTTGGTAGTTCTATGTTTCTTACCCTCCCTTGTAATATGATGAGCAGTCCATATAACATCTAAGTGTAGTTCCTCTGCTAAGTTCTGTAAGTCAATATATACGTTTGAGATTCTATCAAAATCCTCTTTATCTTTAGCTAATGATGCAAGCTTACCTGCATAATCGACCATCAATACCTTAATATCAATTCCCTGGCTTCTAAGAGTTAATATCTTCTCTCTTATATAATTGCAGTCAGTAATTAATGCGGGTACTCTTTCAACTACCAATTCAACTCCAAACCTTGCCAATTTCCTTAAATGCTTAGCCTCGAGTTTATCGTAATCTCCGGAATATAATTCCTTCTTTGTTTTATTGATACTTGATTGAATGAAACGGTCCATGATTTGTTCTTGGCCATTTTCTGTATCTATATATAATACCGATTTCTTCATTCTTAGGTACCCTCTTGCAAGGTTTACCATGAAGAATGTTTTCTTTGCCTTAGGTCTATCCAAGATTACATTTACTGAAGCTACTGGAAATCCACCAGCATTGGTCAAATCATTCAATTGTCTAAACGGACAGGGAACTACTGAAGGTTCAGATTGCCTTTTAAATTGTCTCTCCGTAACATCCCGAATCATGTATAATGGTTCATCCTCTTTCTTAGGCTTACTCTTTTGAAGAACCTTCTCAATCTTTTTAGAGTATTCTTCGTATTGTTCGAAGTTATCTAAATCGAATGAATCATTCAAGTTCTTCATCTCAACATAAGTAGAGAACTTATAAATCTTCTCCTTAATATAATCCGAATCCGATAGTTGAATTGAATAGAGGTTTTTAATGGTTCTCTCAATAGTTGGGATGTCATCCTTAGTTACTAAATCTACATAAGCCTTGGATTCTAGCATTTCCTTTATCACTTCCTTTAATACATTCTGAGAAGGTATCTTTTTTGTCTTCTTAAAGTACTTAAGTATACCCTCACATATTAAGGAATGCTCAATAAGAACTAAGTAACTGGGTTTTAACCTTTCCAGTACTAAACCTCCTTCCTTGTCTTGAATAATGAACCGGAGTATCTCTAACTGGAAGTCCGGTGTAAAGCTAAATTTGATTTTATCTTTTTTCATACATTAATATATTGCAATATAATAACTAATAGATTTTGATAGTCTCCATATAGTTCTGAACTCATGTCCACAGTATCTAGTCTTCTAATCCTCAGCCGCTTGGTGAAATATTTTGATATTCTTATATTATATAATGAATAATTTTATATATTTG